GTTCTCGATAGCCGACCGTGTGGCGGATTGGGATAAGCCCACCTTCCCACACCATGAGTGGATACGGTACTTCGCCAACCGTTGGGTTGCCGTGTCTGATGAGTCCTGGCTAAAGGATCACCCGGCCGCATGGGCCGAGTGCGAGGGTGCGTGGGAGAGCGATTCCGCTAACCCGTTCGTGATTGCGGTAGATATGGCGCTAAGGCGAGATAGCGTTGCTGTCGTCAGGGCCGAGCTACTACGAGACGGGCGTGCGGCTGTTACCGCCCGGATCTGGCGTGCCGAGGACTACGCCGGGCGCATACCGCAGCTTGACGTGTGGCAGCACATCCGCGACTCAGCTACCGGCCCAGGGTTCCGCGGTGTGGTCTACGACCCTCGGTATTTCCAGCTCGCGGCCGAGCAGTTGGAAGACGACGGTATTGAGGTAGTCGAGTTCGACCAGCAACCGGCGCGCATGGCGCCGGCCTGCGGGCATGCTTTTGACCTTATCGTCAACCGGCAGATAGTGCATAGCGGCGATCCGGACCTTACGGCGCACGTTACCAGTGCCGTTAAGCGGGAGCAGGATCGCGGCTTCACGCTCAGCAAGGGTAAGTCCAAGCGAAAGATTGACGGCGCCGTGGCGCTCTGCATGGGGGTTTGGGTGTTGGCGCAGACGGCGGATGATGGGGAAACGGAAGCGAGGGCAGTAGTGCTGGGTGAGACAAAGCGCTGCCCGAAGTGCGGCGAGATCAAGAGCGCGCTCCGCTTCCTTGACGACGACTGGCGAGAGTATGACCAGTGCAGCGCATGCCGGGAGCAGACATGAAATGGCCGTGGCAGCGTAGATACAACCCGGATAACAGCTCTACGGCTGTTGTCCTGTCGACAAGCTACGGCAGTCCGGACACTGAGAAGATCCTCCCGACGTTCCAAAGCTACACCGAACATGCTTATGCGGGCAATGCGGTTGTCTTCGGCGTGATCCTCTCGCGGATATCGCTGTTCAGCGAGGTAGAGTTTGCGTTCCAGGATCGACAGACGGGTAAACTGTTCGGTTTCGGTACGCCTGACCTTGAGTTGCTTGAGCGTCCATACCCCAATCAGACAACGGGTGAGCTGCTCTGTCGGATGGAGCAGGATGCCTCGCTCGCGGGCAATGCCTACATACGGAACATTGACGGGCTGTTCCTAGAGCGGCTGCGGCCGGATCGCGTGACCATAGTCTCAGCGATCCGGGAAGACACCTTCGGGCGTCCGTATCGCGTTGTCATTGGATACGCGTACGACCGTAACGGGGACGGTAGTGGCGTTGAGTTCTACACGGTGGACGAGGTAGCGCACTGGTCACCGATTCCCGATCCGCTCGCGAGTTTTCGCGGTATGTCGTGGCTCACGCCGGTAGTGCGCGAGATCAATGCTGACAACGGGCTGACGGACTACAAGATCAAGTACCTTGAGAACGCCGCTACGCCTAACTTGCTTGTGAAGTACGACAAGATGCTAAAGCCGTCCACTATCGCGGACGTCGAAGAGCGCGTTATGGCGCGGCACGGTGGGCTTGACAACGCGTTCAAGGTGCTTGTCTTGGACAACGGGGCCGATGCCACCGTAATCGGCAACAGCTTCGAGCAGATGAGCTTTACGACCGTTCAGGCAGCCGGGGAAAACAGGATTGCTGTCGCGTCCGGCGTGCCCGGCATCGTGGCCGGTCTGAAGGAAGGCCTGTCGGCAGCGACGTACAGCAACTACGGCCAGGCTATGCGCCGGTTCGCCGATCTATGGGGACACCCTCAGTGGCGCTCAGCCAGCGCCGCACTGGAGAAGCTGGTAACCGTCCCCCCGGACGCGCGTCTGTGGTTCGACAAGCGGAACATCCCCGCGCTACAAGCTGGCGAACAGGAGCGCGCGGATGTCATGTATGCCAAGGCTAAGACAGCCAATGTGCTCATTGTCTCTGGCTACCAGCCAGACAGCGTCACCACGTCTGTCGAAAGTGGTGACATGGGTCAGCTAGTCCATACGGGCGCGCTCCCGACCACGCTCTACCAGGACGACAACACCGCCGGGCAAAACGTAGATACGAGCAGCACGCAAGGAGAGAACGCATGAGCGACCTACTCTCGGTCCGCTCTGCCGCCCGGACGTATGTTGTCGAGGACATGACGGTCCGCAGCGACGGCAGCGGCCGGATTGTTGAGGCATACATGGCGCGGTTTGCGCCCGTGCGTGCGGAGATCCGTGACCAGGATGGGCACTATTGGGAGGAACACTCCCGCAGTGCGTTTTCCAAGACCCTGAGCGATAAGGGTCTACGCATCCCAGTGTTCTATAACCACGCACGCACGTTGGACGGCACGCCGGACGGCGCGCTGTCTCTGCCGGTTGGCGTGCCTGTTGAGATCCGCCCGGACGAAAGTGGCGTGTTCACTGCCACGCGGTACCTTGAGAACCCGCTCGCTGATCACGTTCTGGACGGTATCAAACAGGGTGCGATCAGGGGCATGTCGTACTCGGGTCGTTTCCTGAAGTCCGTCAAGGATCGTGCGCGCTCGCGCGGCGAGCTGCCGGTCATCCGGCGTAACGAGATCGCGTTGCGCGAGTTCGGACCCACGCCGATTCCGGCCTACCCGGATGCCGCGATCCTGGGAACGCGAGCCGCGCAGTTTCTTGCCATGCTAGACACGCTGCCAGCAGACAAGCTGGCAGAGCTGATGAGCCAATTCGAGCTGTCCACTCCATTCGATGAGCCGGGCATCTCTCCGGGCACTGCGACAAGCGCAGCCGCCCGCACTGTCGATGAGCCGCATTCTGCACTCCGCTCGGCATCCCTGCGGTCACGAATCCGTGCCGCGAAGATCATACGAGGGATGGAGTAAAGAATGGCTAGTCGTGCGACCGAGATTCGCACGCGCCAGGCGGCCATCAGGGTCGATCTGGACGCTCTGGAGGCTCTGGACGAGCCTGCCGAGGACGACCACACTCGGTCTGACGCGCTCCTGCAGGAGTGGGACGAGCTGGGCGAGGAGCTGAAGCCTCTCGCTGACCGTGAGGGCCGCATTGCCGCGGTTCGCGCCGCGATGCAGAACGACGACAGCGGCCGGGAGCCCGGTTTCCGGGCGCCGGATGTTGTGATCCGAAACAAGCGGGACCCGTTCGCTGACCTGGACTCGATTCGCTCGGGTGTCGTTCCGGACGGGGAAATCCGCGGCCGAGCGCTGGACGCTGTCGAGCGGTTCGCCAAGCGGAGTGACGCGTGGACGCTGCCGTCCGACGCTGCCGAGAACGCCACCAGGCTGGTGGAAAGGTCAGGCCGGAAGTTCGGCACTGAGGTTTCGCGGCACATGCTTCAGACCGGCTCGCCCGAATATCTGGCTAACTTCGAGCAGTACCTTAGGGACCCGGCCGCTTACGGCATGCGTGCTGCCATGTCGCTCACTCCGGCCAACGGTGGCTATCTTGTCCCGTTCACGCTGGACCCGACCATCATCATGACGAACGCGGGCAGCGCTAACCCGTATCGGCAGATCGCCAACCTGAAGCAGACTGCCTCGAATGACTGGAATGGGGTATCGTCCGCGGGCGTGACCGCTGAGTGGACGGCGGAAGGTACCGAAGCGGCGGACGCTTCGCCTACCGTGGGTCAGCTCAAGATCACGCCCGTCAAGGCCGACGCGTATCTGTTCGGCTCGTACGAAGTCCTGGACGATGCCGATTTCGCGCAACAGCTCCCTGAGCTGTTGGCGGACGCCAAGGACCGTTTGGAAGAGACCGCGTTCGCGGTTGGTACCGGCTCGACTCAGCCTTACGGCACCATCACGCGGGGTACCGCGTACGCGCCCACCGGCTCCGCTGCCGGTCCACGTATTGCGGACGTGTACAACCTTCAGGCGGCGCTCCCGGCCCGCTGGCGTGGCCCGGGCGCCCGTAACGTGTGGCTGGCGGCTTTGCCGACCATCAACGCGCTGCGGCAGCTCGCCAAGTTCACTGGCTCGACCACGAGCATGGTGGACGACTCGGGCGACACCCCGACCATGCTGGGTAAGCAGCTCCTCGAGAGCACCAGCATTTCCAGCACCTTTGCCAACGGTAATAAGGTGCTGGCGTGGCTGGACGGTCGGCAGTTCTACATCGTTGACCGGATCGGTATGAGCGTGGCCTATGACCCGCTGGTGTTGGGCGCCACCCGGCGTCCGACTGGTCAGGGAGCGTTCTACGCGTTCTGGCGTGTCGGTTCGGACGTGTCTACCGCTACCGCGGTGCGCGTGCTTCAGCTCACTACCTGATCGGCGGTAGCTACATGCTGCGCTGTGTCGAGGGGTTTGCCTACCAGCGCGCGGACGGTTCGATTGTGGCTGTCAGTGGCGGGGTTGTCGTCAACGATGATGACCCCGTGCTGGCAGACCACGCCGACAAGTTCGCGCCGTTCGAGGTCCCCTACATCGAACCTAAGCCAAAGGCGCCCGTACAGGCACCTGAGAAGCCCGTAGCGCCACGAGCGCCAGCGGGCCGCGCTACCCGCCGGAGGTAACCCCGTGGCCCTGCTGACGCTCGCTGAGGC